GGGGATGCCGAGTCGGATGCGAGGGTCGGCTCGAACCGGAAGTAGTAGAGGGTAGCGGTCGGTGCTGTTGACGGCACCGGTGTCAACTGGGCCTCAAGACCGTAGATCAGCCAGCCGTAGGTGGCGTTGTCGGCGAGCGGGTCGAGGACGGTGTCGAGCGGGAGGAGTTCCGCCGGGTAGCTGTTGACAACGAGCTGGTTGGCTCGCATGAAATCAGCCGGGAGGGATGCTTTGCCTGTGCTGGTGGAGAATGTGAGCGACGCTGTGGTTGCCAGCCAATACCAGTCTTTTTCGATGCTGATGCGCTTCAACGCATCGTCGATAGCGGTGTTTACAATGGTGTTGGTGATGAGGCCGTCAAGACTGTTCCCTGACCCGTCGGAACGGATCGCCAGACGGTCTTTGACAGCGTTGCGTAGCTCAAGACGATTCATTAGACAACCATCACCGAATACGGTTGAGGATCTGCTGATAGCAGACGAATGTGTGAAGGGGAGCCGTCGAACGGTATTTGAATGGTGATACCTAGCCCGATAGCGAATGTGTCGTCGCCGTTGACGGTTGGGTATGCGGTTTTGTCGAGCGTGTCGCCGACAGTGAAGAAGATTGGTGCGCCCGATGTTGCTCGGTTGGTGACCAGAAAGAATGAGGCGGGCTGGTTGACGGTGACCGTGTCAACCGTCGAGGCTGTCAAGGTGGCGTGTTTTGCGAAGTTGACGGTGTAGTTCGCCATCATTTGCCTTTCTGGTTCATGGAGTGTTGGCGTCGGTTGGAGCCTTCCATATGGCCGATGTCTCGGACGAGCGCCCAATGCAGTTTGTCAGCCAACTCTAGCCTTTTATCACGTTCTGCGGTTTCATGTGCGTCACGGATTGAACGGTTCCGTTTCATAATGTCTTCGGCGAGCTGCTTGCCTTTCTGCCAGTCACCTTCGATCAGTTTCGTGATGAGGGTATGGTCGCAGCGATGGTGGGAGCAGGCGACATATGGGGTGCCGGTAGCGTCAACCATCCACACTTCGAACCGGTGGGCGATCGGGTTCCACATGAGTGATGCGTTCGGGTCGCCCCGCCAACCTGACTCGTCGCCTTTCTGGATGCGGGTAGCGATGTCATAGACGTCGAAAGCGACCTCGGCCATCTGGCTTCCACCGTCGACGTTGCCCATCAAATCTGCTGCTCGAATCATGCGTGCAGTATAAACAAAAGGGCCGCCCCCCGTATGGAGGACGGCCCTTCTGTAGGGGGAACCTTGTGGAGTTTAGGCTCCGACAGCCCGGTAGCGGACGGTCACAGTGGACACGTTTGTCGTGTCTGGCACTTCGACCAATGCTCCGGTTGCAGCAGTCTGGCGGTACAGCAACACCTTGGGTGCAGACGTTGATCCGTCCCAAGCTGCCACATAACCGGTCGCTCCCGAAACCTGCAGGAAGTCCAAACGGGAAAGCCCGAACTCTGCAGGAGTGAAAGCCTCGCCACCAGTCGGATACGACGAATCGAACGTGATTACACCGTACGACTCCTTCCGGCTGCCAGGAACCTCTGGTCCAAATGTGATCGCTGCAGTCGCCATATCAGATGCTCACCTCGGTGAGATCCTTGACGACGAAGTGGGCGTTGCGCTGCTTGCAGGCGAGCTCGCCGTACATGTACAGCGTGGCTTCGTATGCGTCGATGTCCGGCTTGCGGTTCATCACAGCACCGTCGAGGTCCATGAACTGGAATCCGTCGCCAACCTGATGGAAGACGAGCACCTCGGGGTTGATGCCGTACAGCCGGTTGTTCGGGCAGTCGAAGTCGGCGTAGAGCACCGTGGGGGACTCGTCGCCCTTTCCGCTGACCGACGGGCTGTAGAACTGGATACCTGCGTATCCGCCCTTGAGCTGCGTCTGCTCCATGTTGCGCTTCAAGGAGAGCAACAGGTTGCTGATTGCCAGGTTCACACCTTCAGCCGACACCAACAGGCTGGGCTTCTTGCCCGAGTTGGTGAGGGTCTTCATGATGGAACCGGTGATGAGGGTTTCCGTGACGGAACGGTTCGTGCCGCCGTTTGAGTTGACGTACGCCTTCCACTTCGGCTGGGTCGACGGGTTGATGGTGTGGAGAATGGCCGAATCGTCGACGATGGTCTGAAGACCGGTCAACTCGACCTGACCGTCACCGGGCTGACCGGTGTTGGACGATGCTCCACCTGCACCCGAACGGAACACGAAGTGCGACGAGCTTGTCGTGACTGCTGCACCCGAGATGGCGATGGTCTTGTTCGTCTCGTCGACGGAGGTGACCGTACGGGCCGAGGCGACAGTCGTAGGAGCCGCGACGGTTCCGATATCGACAACCATGCCACCGTCGAAGAACAACTGACGGAGGGCGGTCGAACCGGTCGTGGAGGCGAGAACCACCGTCGTGGAGGATGTCGTCGTACCGCACTGAGCGATGACACCGTTCGAGGTGCCCCACAGCTGACGGTTGACGTCCTTCATGGCGTCGTTCTTGATGCCTTCCATTTCGGCGTCGAGAGCGTCGATGAACGCACCACGATCTGTCACGGCCTGCTTGATGGTCGGGCCGGAAAGCTGGATGCGTCCGTAGATGTAGCGGACCGGGACCGGGACAGTCGCGAACGACTGGTTTCCGGCGGTCGGGAGTGTGCCAGCTTCTGCGCGAGCACCGACACCGGACGAACGTCCGAGGTGGACGGCGTGCCGGGCGATACGACCCTGGACGGTGTCCTTGCGCTGCTCAATCTGCGAAAGAATGAAGTTGGCGTTGTTGAGGTTGTCGAGGTATTCCTTGTAGTCATCCTTCAGGATGGCGTCGACTGTAGAGAGTGTTGCGGGCATGATGTGCCTTTCGAGAGTTGTTTCGGATGGTCTTGTCGCTCGTCAATTCGCTGTGCCGTCCGGCGTTGCTCTGGCCATCATCCGATGGTGACTTGCTGGTTGTGTGGATCATCCAATCCGAGAGGCATCATACACAACATGTTGTGGTTGATGTCAAGGAAGGTCGTCCCCGACCCCCGGAGAGGGAGTACAGGAGTCGGGGACGATGACTGGTTACAGGCCGTTCTGCTCCAAACGTGCCATCGCCCGCTCGCGGGGGCTCATGGACTGTCCGTTCGGGTTGACTGCCGGAGAGCCGTTGACAATCGGTGTACCCATCTGGGTCGCCGCACCGGCTCGACGGGCTGCGATTGTCTGTGCCTGCGTGAGAACCTGATCTTCCAGTTCACGAATGGCTGCGGATAGGTCAAGGTCGGATCGTTTGGAGGCTGCGACGATCGCCGCCGTTGCCAGCGGGGTATTCGGGTCATACCCATGCTGAACCAGTGTTTCTTCGATCTGCTTCTCGTACTGCTGCTGAACCTGCTGCTGCTGGTATGCCTGGAGTCGCTGCTCGACGAGCTGTTCGACCTGCTGAGGCGACAGACCGGCCTGCTGAGCTTCCTGAACAGCCTGATTGGTGACAGCCTGCTGCTGGGCCGGGGACAGATAGTCGTTCCATCTTTCACCAGCGAGCGTTTTGGCATTGTCAATCATCCAACGGGTAGCGGTTTCGGTGTCGCCTGAAGCGTACGCAGAAATGAAATCCTGGATGGCTTTGGCGTCATCCGGGTGCATGTTGTTGAACGTCTGTGCGATCGGCTTGTATCGTTCCCGCTCTTTGATGCGATCCTGAACTTCGGCTCGGTATCGCTGTTCCCAGTCGACTGATTGTGTGCTGGCAGGGTCAGTTGCCAAACCTTCGGCTTCGACCGCATCCACGGCTGCTTCGGGGGCGAAATCTGTCATTATGCTGGTATCTCCTGGTTAAAGGCCGGTTGCCCGGTTGCTGGTGGGGGAACCATCGAGCCGGGGGCTTCGTTGGCTTGCGGGAGCATTTCTGATCCCGGCATCTGCTGTTGCATCTGGAGCTGCTGAGCGGCTTCCTGTGCGGCGATTGTCTGGTGCGCTTGGACGTGCAAGTCGATTGCCTGACGAATCTCGGCGGTTGCCATCTCGTAGGCGGGAGTTTTGCGTTCCTTGTTGTGCTGAGCGATGTGCTTGGCATGGTCGTCGAACTCGGCTGGCATGACCGGGATTGCCTGCATGAGCAGACCGTTCTCCCATTCAGCTTTAGCGACATCCGGGTCCTGGGTGGCGAGGAAACCTTTCGGGTCGGGAAGATCGAGCATTCGGGACAATGCCATCGGGTCGATGTTCTGGAATGCTTGCGGGAATCTGTCTGCCAGGCTTGTGATAACAGATTGGGTGGCGATCTTCGACCTCGGTGCCGTGGCATCCAGGGGCACTTTCACTTGTGGGAATTCGTCGATGTCTTCAGCCGTCCAGGAGAACTGCAAGGTTTTGCCGTCGGGGGTGGTGAGGGTTTCGGTGCGAACCATGCCGGACTGCTCAGCGTTCGCCCGGTACAACTGCAACACCATCTGGCCGATACGACCCCACATCTGGGACTGGTTGCGTGCCATCGGGCCGAGCGGAGTGTCGTCCTTCTCGGCGAGCAACGACAACGCCAGACCGGAGTTCCGGTCGCCGGGAGCCTGACCTCGAGTGACCGCATGGGTGAAGAAGATGTCATCCATCTCCGATTCCAGCTGTGCGGCCTCGCCGGAAATCCAGCGGGGCACATCAGGGGCTGTCTGCCAATGCGGTTCGCCCAGCTCGGCGTTGTACTCGAGGGTGTCTGCCGGGTCGGTGGTGATCGTGTCGGCATCCTCAATGGAGCCTGCCGGGATCATCAGTCGAGCGTTAGCAGCTTTTCGCATGTGCTCGAGGATGGTGGAGCGTGCCCGGTTGTAGGCGTACTGGATGTCTCGGGCCGGGGTGAGGAGGGTGTTGCCGACCCAAGTGCGCGGAATGCGACGCTGAACGGACAGCGACAGGTTGAGTGTTTGGAACGGGAACGGCCAGCCTTCCCCGTCAGCGTAGGCGTACACCTGCTTATTGTTGACAACATGGACGACGCAGCCGGGGGTGGTGCGTGTCGGTCGCTCGTAGTAGCAGTAGACGAGCGTGAGGCGGGGAGGCTGACCTTGGGGACGGCGGGACAGCAGGGTGCGATGGCGGGATGATAGGACGGCCTCGGCGTCGGGCACCGGGTCCCAGTCAAGGTTGTACTGCTCTTTGACCTGTTCGGGTGGGAGGGCGACACATTTGATCCAGTAGCGGGCGTCGCTGATGGATGCGGAGCCTGGTTCCAAACAGAATTCGCTGATGCCGAGCGGGGTCAGTTTGACGCCACCGGCAGGGATGGGAACTGCGGTCACCGGGTCGACGGCGATGGTGGGGCCGAGGTTCGGGTCCCATTCAACCGAAATGGCAGCTACGCCACCGTAGAGAGTTTGGAGAAGGTTTTCTTCACGGATTTCTTCCCACATGTTGTGGTGGGCTTCGGATAGCAGAAGCTGCTCTTGGAGGCGTTGACGGCGGAGGCTGGAGTCGTCGATGCCGGTTGGTTCTACTTCCCAGAGGAGCGGGGAGCGGGTCATTCGGGCGATCAGGTTCGTGGTTCGAGGTCCGAACTTGTCGACGGTGATACGGGTGTACCGTTCCGCTTCGGTTGCGTAGTCGAGTTCCTGAACGATGTTGCGTGTCTGATCCCACCACACCCACTGATGCCCGCCGTTGTAGGAGGCGTTCATCCAATAGTCACGACGCTCTTTGAGGAGATACTGGTCAGCCTTGTTCCAGAGTGTGATGACTTGATCTGGTTTGGGTGGGTTCCAATTCATGGGCCGACTGCCTCAGTAGGGTTGTGCCATGCGGCGCGTATATTTTGAGATTCTGTTTCTTGCTTCTTTGGTTTTGTTCGCCTGGTGGACTCGGTCGCTATTGTGACCGCAGGGTTCTTGCTGAGGAGCAGATTAGTCAATCTGCGGTTCTCGCGCAGGAGTACCACGATAACGGCTGTCAGCGCAACGATTGCGAGGATGGAGGGGATCACAAGTCCCCCACGAAGTCGGTGTCGATCTTCGGCTTCGGCTTGGCTTTGGCCGTGGTTGGCTCGGAGGTTTCCTCCCGACGAGGACGCCCGCGCTTGCGGACAAGGGGTGAATCCGGCTCAGACTGTGCGGTGTCTGGCGCAGCGACGTCCCCGTCGTTCGGAGGTGTGGAGCCTGCCTTCTCCACGGTAGGTGATTCTATACCGTGGACAGCCCCAGCGATCAAATTGAGTTTCTGTTCCAGCTCGTTCGCCCGGTTGGTTTGATATTCGGCGTCGGTCTGTGCGGAGCGGAGCGCACCAGCGGACACGAGCTCGAGGCCTCGATGCTGGGAGCACATGCGTCCGATCTCGACAGCGCAGTCGGCGCACAGGTAGAGGCGGGTCGTGGCTGACGGGTTGACATCCTCGGGAGAGTTGTGTCCGTCCAAGTCGAGTTCCATGTCGATGATCGGCTTTGCGACCCCTCGGCATACCCAACAGCAACCTGGCAGATAGTTGTAGTTGTCGACCAGTCTCATTCACCATCTCCGTTTCTTCGCTGATTTGTCCAGCTTCTCAATGAACTTCTGCACCTTACCTTCTGCACCTTGCCGATATTGCTTGGTTCGCCTGCTGATTTCAAGGTATGGGCGGGTGGCGAGCAGATAGCGCAGGGCGTCCACGGCGTGGTCTTCATCGTTGGTGTCGATGTCTTCGACTCGGGTTTTGTCGTGGCGCATCGCTGGGAGGGTGCGGAGAAGGTTTTCGCAGGTGGAGAAGATTTTCAGTTTGGGTTCTGTTGTTTCAGGGTTGAGTTGCAGGTAGTGCCGTATGTTCTGCCATCCTGGGATGCGAGCGTTTTTGGCTTTGGTGACGGGGACGCCCATCTGTGCGTAGATGCCTGCGACTGTTTGACCCATGCCGGATGTGTTGCTGTAGGTGGATGGGTCGATGGCGGTGATGCCGATTGTTTCCGGTTTGCCGTCTGAATGGGTTGACATGCTGCGTATCTGTTGGGCTTGCTGTGAAGCGTTCAGATTTTTTTCGTAGGTTTCTCGGTAGATGTAGCAAACTCCTGTTGCCGGGTCCCAGGCCCCCCACAGGCAGCAGTACGGGTTTGCTGTACCGAAGTCGACTCCTCGATGACGGGTCCATTCTGGTGGGATTTGGAATGGTTGCACGACGTGGAGATCACGTTTGAATTCCGTAAAGTACTGGCCTGTGAATGTGTCCCAGTCTCCTAACAGTTTCTGTTTTCGCTCGGTTTCGGGGAGCATTGACAGATGCTTGCGGTAGGTGGGGTCGATGTGCGGGTTGTCGTCGACGGTGGACGGGACGAACGCGACGACCAGATGATCTTCGGGGTCGTGGGGGATGTCCATGTGTTCGATGTCAGCCGGGTCTTCCGGTATCTCGACACGTCGAACAATGTCGGGGTTTTCGAATCCGTCTCGCACGTCGTAGACGACGGCGTATCGTCCGTGGGCGGTTGGTTGGACGAGCATCTTGTACAGGAACGTGTGCCCCTGGTCGCCAGGGTTGGTGGCGAACATGACATGGGTGCGGACGCCGAGCTTCACCATTTTGCGTGAGGTTCGGAGTCGACCGGAAATCATCAGCATCTGGTATGGGGTAAATTGAGTTGCCTCATCAAAGCCGAT